TCCAAGTTCATCTTGGTGTTGTTTATCCATATTGCCCTCCTGTGAACATATATTTTATGGTTTTGTCGCCCAGCAAGTGCCGAACCTTTTCAAGCATGGCAGGTCTTGAGCCGAATGTCAAGCCCAACTATAGTTCTTTTAGATATTTTAATTAATTTAAATATTTTATTTTATATTTTATTTAATTTTTTAATAAAAAGGTACAGGTTTTTATATAAAATTCACACAAATGTTACATAAATATTACATAATTGTTACATAATTGACACATAACTTGCACAAATAATATAAAATATGATATAATATCGCCCTCAATGGGGGACGGGAGTTATAACTATTTGCCCCTAAGATAATCTTCAAGATATTTTATAATATAATATAATATATTATGGAGGGGTTTGGTCTCCTAAAAAAAATGTATAGACCTAGAAGACAGAAAAAAACCCCAGAGCCTATCGAAGACTCTGAGGTTTTGAGTTCAACTGATAAGAAGTTAAGCTTTTTTAGGCTTTTTCTTATCTATCTCAGTTAGAGATTTATCTAAGCTATCAAGGAAAGCTGTAATAAACTTCTTATCAAACTTACCAAGCCAAGCATCACGTTGAAGTACAACAGCATCTTGGTAGCTAAGTTTAGATTCAGCTCCAAATGTTGAACTCATGTGAGCATAGAAAGGAACTTTGAACTTAGGACCTTTCAAAAGAAAGCTGATATCTCTGGTAGAGAGTGCTTTGTGTCGCTTCAAGATTGAAGAACAAAGTTTCTCTCTATAAGAATCTACCAGCATATTCATAGGCACATCGTATCTTGCGACACTGTTGTTTGCCCAATGTTTGCCAGTAAGCGATTTAAGAAAATTATCAGCTTTCTGTGCTTTCTGCTCAGCAGTTGATGGTGTAAATGTAGTTGAATTAGCCATTGGAAACCTCCTTTGTGTTGTAATAGCTTTTGGTTATAGAAATAAAATCATCAACTGCCCAAGAGCAATTAGATTCTACAGTTGGTGATGCTGTTTGGTATCTAGCTAAGTATCTAGCAACTAAACAAGCATCAGAGACTGATTCGCAACGATAATCTTTACCTTTTGAATCAGTCAATAATATATATAATTTAGACATAAGTCCTCCTATATTATAGTTAACAAACAGGAGAAAAGACTTCAAGGACTTTGAGGTTCTTTGAAGGATTCTTCTGCACATAGAAACGACATATCATGGCGATAAGTAAAGATTATCAAGAGCTAGGCTTCCTAGTTCATCTTGACTCTTGAAAATCTTTACGGACATGATATGTCTAAATTGGGATTTCTGTTAACATACAAGGACTTTAAACACTATAGGACTTTGTAAACTAGTATGATCTAGTGAAAAGACACTATGTGTCCTATGTGCAGAAGAAACTTCTAAGGTTCTCAAAGACCTAGAAGACTTTTCGGGAGACTTAACTATAATATAGGAGGACTTTACAAACTTTGTAGGTCAAGTAAGCGAATCAGTCTAGAGCAGAAAGCACTCTAAAACCTCCTAAGTCTGTAATATAGTAGTAGTAGTTAGTCGAAGTCTAGTAGTCTTCTAGGTCTATACATGGAAAGGGTAGGCAGGAGACCATACCCCTCCACCTATATATCTATGGCATGGTTATACATTTTACAACAAATACCCCATTAACCAGATAGCTCTATATCTAGTTTACAACCCGAGACATAAAGACTTCAAAATCTTTATAGTACACAGGTATTATTTTGAGGATAAGTTAAAGGGTGATGGAGGTTGTTTTAGCATGTGAGCAGGTAGCTCTGAGGTATGCTTTAACCCGGGGGGCACTAAAGTTATTATACATCCTCAATCCAGTTTTGTCAAGAGGTAGATAAAAAAAACTTTAAAAGCTTGACAAATTTCTCAGGTGCAGCTATAATAAAGAACATGGCTATATTACCAAGCATTGACAGTGCACAAACAAAACGTGAACTAACACCCAAACAAGAGTCTTTCCTTGAGCACCTGATTGAATGTCAGGGTGATGCTAAGAAGGCTGCAGAACTTGCAGGGTACAAGAGTCACTACCATCATGTTGTAAAGACTTTAAAGTCTGAGATACTAGAACTCACTCAAGAAATTTTAGCTAACTCAGCACCTAAAGCAGCTTTTAAGCTTGTAGAGATTATGGATTCTAAGAAACCAATCATTCAAGCAAACAATAAGCTTACAGCAGCACAGACTCTTTTAGATAGAGTAGGTGTAACCAAAGTAGACAAAGTAGATGTAACTCACAACATGAATGCCGGTGGTATTTTTTTAATGCCGGACAAAGCCCCACTAGATATTGAAGATGGAGACTATGAAGATATTTCTGACTGAGATCGAAGCCTACGGTACAACCTTTGCAGGTCCTAACATCGTAGCTTCATCTTATGAAAAAGCAGAGATAGCTGCAGCTCAGAATCATTTAGTAGTTGTTGGGGAGCTTGATAGTATATACATTGATGATGAATTAGAAAAAGAACACTTAAACACAATCCCTAAAGAAGACGATAGGACAGTACACTAATGTTATTAGAACGATTACAACTTAGAAAAGGTGGTAAGGCTAAGAAAAAGTCTAAGTCACGAGTCAACGAAGCAGGTAACTATACTAAGCCCGGACTACGTAAAAGAATATTTCAACGAATTAAAGCAGGAACGAAAGGTGGTAAAGCTGGACAATGGTCTGCACGTAAGGCTCAGATGTTAGCTAAAGCATACAAGAAAGCTGGTGGAGGATATAAATAATGGGTAAAGCAAAGTCACAAGAGTCTTTAGATAATTGGACAAAACAAGAATGGGGAACTAAGTCTGGTAAAAAGTCTAGTGAAACTGGAGAAAGATATTTACCTAAAGATGCTATTGCAGCTTTAAGTTCTTCTGAATACTCAAGAACTTCAGCAAAGAAAAGAGCTGATACTGCTGCTGGTAAGCAACACTCTAAACAACCTAAAAAAATTGCAGAAGATACTGCAAGATTTAGAGTTAAAAAAGGTGGTAAAGCAGACGGTAGGTTAAAACGAGCAGGAGTAAGTGGTTACAACAAACCCAAACGTACTCCTAACCATCCTAAAAAATCACACATTGTTGTTGCGAAAGAAGGCAATAAAATTAAAACGATTAGGTTTGGTGAGCAAGGAGCTTCAACAGCAGGTAAACCTAAATCAGGTGAATCAGCTAAGATGAAAGCTAAACGTAAGTCTTTTAAAGCAAGACATAGAAAGAACATTGCCAAAGGCAAAATGTCGGCTGCTTATTGGGCAAATAGAGTAAAGTGGTAATATGGGTAAACAAATAGGCAGTGACGAAAAACCAATAACATTTAGATCACCGATCTATAAAAATACGCACGGAAGTAAAGGTGCTAATCCTAGACCCGGATTCTATACACAAGATTATAGAGATAACTGGGATAGAATATTCGGTAAAAAGAAAACCGAGGAGAAGGACAATGACAATGATTAAGAAATGGTTAGAAGCAATAAAAAATTTTCTAACTCCAAAGAAACAAACAACCAAGAGGAAAACAAATGTTAAAAGAACTACTAGAAAAAAGAGTAAATAGTATTATTGAAACCAACGACCTTACAGATATGCAAGTCTGGGGTATATGGTGTGGTATAGGTTTTATATCAGCTTTAATAGTTTTGTGGATAATCTAAATGTTTGTCCCTGATAACTATATTAGAAGAACTTCCTCAACCATACCTTTTGGTTATGAGCTTGATGAAAACTTTGATGGTTATCTAAAACCCGTGGAAACAGATTTAGCTGTGCTTAAGGAAGTAGCTGAGTCTGTTTTTCACAATGAAATTAGCCTAGGAATAGGTGTTGATTGGCTCGAAGCTGAGACAGGTAAAGGCATGTCAAGACCCGGATTAAAAAAATACGTAGATAAGATATATGGAAGATTGGGAAAAAAATCCTAAAAACTACTTGACAAACCCTGACGGGAGCTATATACTAAAGAAAGACGGTACACCAAAGCGTAAGCCCGGTAGACCTAAGAATTCAGAGCTTTCAGATTTGCAATTAGCAGTAAGAGCTAAAAACAAATTAACTAAAAAGTCAAAGAAAGTTCAGAAGCTAACAAGAAGTTTAGCAAGAGTCAAGAAAGAACTTGATACTGAAGAAAAAGTTTTAACATCTAATGTTATCACTAAGGCAGAAAGTAAAACACTTCCTGACCAGATACAGAAACATTTAGATACTACAGGTTCTCATGTGGCATTTATGCCTAACGAAGGACCTCAAACTAACTTCTTAGCTGCATCCGAGAAAGATGTTCTTTATGGTGGAGCAGCAGGTGGTGGTAAAAGTTTTGCAATGTTAATAGACCCATTGCGTTACTGTCACATTTCAGAGCACAGAGCTTTGATACTTAGAAGGTCTATGCCAGAACTAAGAGAACTTATAGATAAGTCTCGAGAACTTTATCCTAGAGCCTTTAAAGGTGCTAAGTTTAAAGAAGTAGAAAAGTTATGGCAGTTCCCAAGTGGAGCAAAGATAGAGTTTGGGTTTTTGGAACGTGATGCAGATGTATATCGTTACCAAGGACAAGCGTACAGTTGGATAGGTTTTGATGAGATAACTCACTTACCTACAGAGTTTGGATGGAACTATTTAGCATCAAGGCTAAGAACCACCAACCCTGAGTTAAAAACTTATTTAAGATGTACAGCTAACCCGGGTGGTGTAGGTGCACAATGGGTAAAAAAAAGATACGTAGAACCAGCCGAGGAAAACAAAAGCTTTAGAGGTTCGGACGGTCTAACAAGAAAGTTTATACCAGCAAGATTACAGGACAATCCTTTTCTTGCTGAAGACGGTGAATACGAAAGGATGTTGCAATCCTTACCAGCCATACAACGTAAACAGTTGTTGGAAGGTAACTGGGATATTTCAGAAGGTGCAGCATTCGCAGAATTTGATACGTCCATACATGTAATACCACCCTTTGATTTACCGTCATGGTGGGAAAGGTTAAAAGGTATTGACTATGGTTACGCTTCTGAAAGTTGTTGTCTCTGGGGTGCAATAGACCCCGAGGATAAGACCCTCATTATATATAGAGAATTATACAGAAAAGGTCTTACCGGTGAAGCACTAGGAGACACTTTGACTCAAATGGAAGAGTCAGAAATTAAATCCATAACTGGTGTGTTAGATACAGCAGCTTGGTCAAGGACTGGTTATACTGGTCCGACCATAGGTGAGTTATTGATTCAAAAGGGTCATAAACTTAGAAGAGCTGATAAGAACCGACAGGCTGGTAAGGTACAGATACATGAGTATCTAAGACCTAGTAGAGATACGGGAAGACCAAAGGTTCAAATCTTTAATAGTTGTCCAAACTTAATTAAAGAGTTACAAGGACTTCCATTATCAAAGAGTAATCCGGAGGATGTGGATACTCATGCTGCTGATCACGCATACGATGCGTTAAGATACATGGTAATGAGTAGACCAAGAATGGATCATCCTCATCAACGAATGCTTAGAATTAAGTCGGATATGTATAGACCCACTGATTCTACATTTGGTTATTAGTAATATATGGAAAAAGAAAACACATTTTTAAACGCTGATAATCTTTATGAAGAAGTAGAGGGTGAAGCTGGTAAAGAACTTACTCTTGAAATAGAACAAAAAACTAATCTTGTTGGTATTATTAAAGCAAGATTTACTGTTGCTGAAGATGCAAGACGTTCAGATGAATCACGTTGGTTACGAGCATACGAAAACTACAGAGGACTTTACAACAAGTCTATTAAGTTTAGAGACTCAGAAAAGTCTCGTATCTTTGTAAAGATTACTAAAACAAAAGTACTAGCTGCTTTTGGTCAACTTGTTGATGTAATCTTTGGTACAGGTAAGTTTCCAATTGGTATTGCTGAAACAACTATACCTGAAGGTGAGTTAGCTAACGCACATTTAGATACTCAAACAGGTGCACCCGGTCTTGAAAGTACAATGGGTGGTGGTGAGTTACCAGATGATATTGGTAATAGACTAGATACAAATCCTTATGATGTTGGCTACGAAGGTGATGGTAAAGTTCTTAAACCCGGAGCTACACTTCAAAAAGGAATGTTTGAAGAGTCTTTGGAAAATCAAATTGAAGATAGGTTGGTCGAAGGATTTAGTCCAAACCCTCAAGCTTTAGAAATTTCTCCAGCACAGAAAGCTGCAAGGAGAATGGAAAAACTTATCCACGATCAAATAGATGAATCAAAAGGTTCATCAGAAATTAGAAATGCTCTTTTAGAATCTTCTTTACTTGGTACAGGGATTGTAAAAGGACCATTTAACTTTAACAAAAAACTTCACAAGTGGGAAACCAGTGAAGATGGTGAAAGAAGTTATAACCCATTAGAAGTTAGAGTACCTAGAATTGAGTTTGTTAGTTGTTGGGATTTTTATCCTGACCCCGGAGCTACTAGCATTGAAGAG